GTGACGCCTGCGGGGTTGTCGGCCCACAGCGGGGGGCGGGTAGTGGAGGTACTGAGCATGAGAATCGGACGCAGGCGCGGATCAGCGGCGAAGCCGGAGAAGTCATATCCGGCGTCGACGACGGCCTTCTCGCCATTGACGAGGTCGGCATACAGGCCACCCGCGTTCTGCGCGGCGGTGCCGAGCTCGATACTGGAGGCGTTCTTGGTCAGGTAGTCCGCGAACGGCCCGGCGTTGCCGGTGCGGAGATCCTTGCCGTGGATCGCGGCGTAGTCGAACGCGCGCGCGATCGCGACCGGGAGGTCCTGGCGCAGTTGGGCGTAGAGGCCGGCCGCGTTGCTGCGGGCAACCTCCTCGGAGACCGGCACCAGAAGCGCCACCTTCTTGCCGGTCATCTGCTTGATGCCGACAGCACCCGCGCCGACCGGCTTCGCAGAGCCCTCGGACACCCAGCCGGCGGCAGGGATGTCCATGGAGACCGGGATGGAGGTATTCGCAGTGATGGAGAGCGGCACTCGGCGCGCGAGGCTCATGACGGCCGAGGACTCGATGGCCTGGTCGAAGATGGGGGCCGTGATGGTGGGCGGCAGCAGCGTCGGATTGACGTTGGAAAGCTGGGTAACCATGGTCTGACTCCTTGGTCAGGTCGAACCTCAGGCACCCATCTGGGAACCGAGGAAGTTGGCGAAGTCCTTCGCGGGATCACCCGTCGAAGGCGTGCCCTTGCCGCCCTGGGAAAGGTCGGGAAGAGGCGAGGTTGGTGTCCGTTCCACCAGTCGTGCGGCCTGCTTGGAGCGCGTGTCGACGTCGGTGCCGGTCAAGAATAGATCGGCGTCCTCCTGGGAGATGCCGCCGAACTTCATGGCCGCCTCACGGAATGCGGTCGCGGTTGCCGTCGCGGCAACCTCGGTGGCCTCCTTGGCCTCGCGCTGGGCCTTCTCGATCGCGGTCTCGTTGGCCTGCTGGATCTTGTCCAGTTCGGCCTTGAAGTCCGCGGCGGCCCTTTCGGCGGACTTGCGGGCGGCGCGCTCGGCGTCGAGTGCCTTCTTGCCGGCATCTCCGAGGTCGGCAGGGTCGCCCTGCGTCGGCTCGGCGGTGACCGGCTCCATGGTCGGCTCAATGACCGGCTCGGGCGTGGTGGTGGACATGCGGGTTTCCTCCATCGCAGAGGGTTGGCCCGGCGACCTCGCGTCGTCGGGGAGATCAGCGGATATAGCCGGCCGCAGACAGGCGCTGTAGCGCGTCATCGCGGCTGGTGGCAGCGCGGTAGATGGCCGCCGGGGTTGGACGCCCGGCTTGGGCGAGCACCAGCCCGGAGTCGCGGACGCCGCCGTTGCGCAGGCGTGCGTTGGTGATGCGGCCGAAGTCGGCTCCATCGAGGATCGCCCGACGGTCGGCCTTGGGGAGATCAGTGACGAGTCCAGCCTTCATGAGCTCGACCGGATCCTGAGCGAGACGGTCATTGGAGACAGTGGTCGGGATCATGGTGCAGTCACAGCCCGGGTGGCGCTGGAAGCCCTCTGAGTAGCGGTAGACGCGTCCGGCGAGCACCGTGCAGCGCGAGCATGACGGCGGGTTCAGGTAGCGGGCCCAGCCGATCCGCGGTGTTGCTGCAACGGCGACAGACTCGGCGGTGCGGCCAGCATCCTGGACCAGCGATGAGACGAGACGGCCGAACTCCCAGTCGAATTCGGCCTGCTCGATCATCTGCTCGAACGACTCGACCGAGGTCGTGAATGCCGTTGATCGCAACAGTGCGTCGGCGGCCTCGTTGATCTGTTGCTCGGCGAGCTGCTCGGCGATGGCGGGTTGGGCCCGTGCTGCGGCGGTGACCTGATGGGTGGCGACGACCGTGGCAACGGCAGCCATCCCACGGCGTCGCGCTGATCGGGCCTCCCTGACGGCGCGCATGGCCAGGAGTTGTGACCAGAGGTAGTGCCTACGCGTTGAGGCTGGCGGCTGCACGCTGGTTCAGCTCGTCCGTGATCGCCTTGGTGACCGGGTCGAGCGCCTCGGCTTCGAGGTACTGGCGCTCCTTGGCCTTGCGAGGCTCGGACCATCCCAGCTCGTCCCACGCGCCTTCTCGGGAGATGAGGCCGACCGATCGCATCTTGGTTAGGGCATCTGCACGCTGGGAGAAGGTTGGGGTGCCGGGGTCGAAGTAGTCGACGCGCACTCGGTTGCCCTCGACCCATTCGCCGGTGGCGAAGCGGAGCGCTAGCGCACCCATCCAGCCGAGCACCATGCCCTCGGCCTCATTCTTGTCCTCGACCAGGTTGACCAACTCGACCTCATCGGCACGGATCGCACCCTCGGCTGGCGGGTTCGTGGTCGTCAGGCCGAAATAACGCCCCGGGAAGCCGTAGGACAGCGCCGCCTGCTTGCCGTAGACATTGAGCGCCGTCTCGAAGTTCTTGAGGTCAGCGGCCGTGAGTTGGCCGACCTTGGCGTCTGCCTTGGTGAGCGTGTGGATGGCGTCGAAGTAGGCCTCGAACATGGGGGTTGGGTTGCCCTCGGCATCGACGAAGTCGCCCTTGGTGACGCCCGTCATGAACATGCGCGGGATGCCGTGCGCCTCTTGCGCGAACTGGAGGTTCGTCAGTGAACGGGCAACCGAGTCGGTGAGTCCGATGATATCGGTCAGCTCGGACTCGCCTTCGAATCCGGTGCGCTGATCGAGGCCGCCCGACATGCGCTCGTTAAGGTGCATGACGACCGGTACGGCGCCGAGGTTGTGGGAATCGCGGGCAACCTCGGTCCACCGTCCGCCAGGCTGCTGCTCGACCCAGACCGTCTGGTTCGGCATGTAGAGCGTGACATTCGTGGGACCGAATCCGGTGATGGGGTCGACGCCATAGAACCTTGCGGCGGCGGTCATCTCCTCACGCCTGACGTCGACCAGCGCCTCCATCTCGCGCGGTGACTCGACCCGAACGATCGGCAACTCTCGGTTCTTCTCGTTCGTGCCGACCGACAGGAACGAGCGACCACAGATCAGGGCGTCGCGTCGAAACATCCGTGTTTGCGCCGACAAGTTCGAGGCATCCCAGATGGCGCGCAGGCGCGGGTCGACCGTCTCCTCGCCTGGCAGGATCAGTGCGCGGACCTTCTGGCGTCCTGCAATGGTGCGCACGACCACCCGCGGCCAGTTCGCGATGACCAGGAACCTGCGCATCGACGGCGGGATCGCCATGCCGAGTTGCTCGATGCGCTGCTTGAGGTGGTAGTAGCGATAGAACTTCTCGTCCTCGGCCCATCGAGCATCATGCAGTGTCTTGAGCTGCTCAATGAGGCCGATCTCGGAGGGCGTGAGTGCCACGGAGCCTCCTTCGGGTCAGCGGGGTAGGCGGAAGTAGGTCTCGGTCACCAGTTCTGGCCACCCGGCCGCCGTGACATCGCCCCACGCTTCGTGGGCGAGGATCGAGGGGATCGCCATGTCGCTCTTTCGGCCATCGCCCGGCTTGCGGAGGATGTAACGACCTGGGACGTCGGCGGTCGGGCGCGGGGTCTTGTGGGCGGCGAGTACGTGATCGCGAGTCGTCGTGCAGTCGTCGTGCCAAAACCCGGAGTCGGCCTTGCCGAGATCGACGTAAAGGCGCTCCGCCGCCGCGTGCATCTGGGTGGGTCGCTTGGTGTACCAGCGGATGATCTTGTCGTCACCATGCGCCTCTGCCCAGGAGTCCATCTCCGACTCCCAGTACGGCGGGTCACCGTAGAGGCGGACCAGGCTGTATGTCTTGGCGATGTGCGCCAGGCCGGCGGTCACCTCGGCGCGCGGCACCTTGCCGTCATGGTCGGCCGGGTTCCAGATCATCGGGCGACCGTCTGGGAAGGTCGGCGTGAACTGGTAGCCATCGCGCGTCTCGCAACGGAAGCCTGTCCAGTCGTCTATGTCCGAGCCGTCGAATCCGGCGACGACCTGGGTGCCTGTAGGTACGTCCTGCGGCTTCTCGCGGTTGTTCCAGCGTTCGGCATCCATCCACACGCCATGACCGGACACGATGCGGTTGCCATAGAAGCGTTCGGCCTGACCCGGGTCGACCTCGTTCAACTCCTCGGCTTCGGCCTGCACCTGGTCGACCGGCACATGAGGGGAGCCCGCATAGTTGAACTCGAGGATCTTGCGTCGATCGAGCTTCTTCTTCCAGTCCAGGTCGAGAGGTGGGGTCTCGTAGAACTTGAACACGTCACGGGCCTTGGCCTCATAGGTCCGCTGCGCCACCGACTGCTCGCCTGGGTCCCAGCAGTTGGTGGTCTCCATTGAGCGTCCACCCATGCCGGCCAGGCCGCGTCGCATCGTCTCGGCGACCTTCACGAGCTTGTTCTGCGCCGTGTAGAGCTGTGTCTCATCCTGGAGGGCGAAGGTGATCGGGTTTCCAAGGCGCGACTGCGCCGACGAGGTGACGACGTCGATGCGACCGTCATTCGGGAGCCGGATGAACGATTCACCAACCCGCATCAGCGAGGACAGATAGGGGCCGCGCGCCATCGCCTGCAGCGGTCGGTAGACGTTGTCGACCTGGTCCTCAGACGTCGCGAGCAGCTGGATCAGCGGCGTCGGCCACGGCATGCCCATCGGTTCACCCGGCTCATAGGTGTAGGTCCAGCCGCACATGCATCCGTGATCGGAGCAGTGGTAGACCTCGCCGCCCTCAGCCCAGCCACAGAACAGCACCGGGCCCACTGCCTCGCCGGAGACGATGACCGCACCGAATGGACCCTTGCCCGTCTTCTGTGCGTGCACCACCTGTGAGCGACGGTTCTCGAATGCCGCACCACGTGTCGGGTAGCCCTCGATGTCAAACGGTTCAGCATCTGGCTTCACCCGGTAGTGGTTGACCGTGATCCAAAGCTGCCAGTCGTAGTGCCGCCACGGCGTGCCCTTGCGAAACCCGTCGGGGATGATGCAGTGACGCTCATGCCAGGCCGGGACGATCCAGAGAGTCGGGAAGTCAACGACGTACTCAGGATGCTCCACGGGTCAGCCGGTCCTTGATGGACGTCACCGTCGCGCCACCGATCGCGGCTGGGGTTGGCGTCGCCCCCTCGTCACCATCGGGAACGATGAGGATGCGTCCCCGCAATTGAGCGTCCGGCGTCAGGAAGAGGTTCGCGAGCATCTGCGTCATCGTCTTGCGGTCCTCGGTGCGCGCCTTCGGCTGCTCAGCCTCGGCGAACACACGGACGGCGAACGCGACGTCATAGAGCGCGTGAGCCTCATCCCAGAGGACGGCCACGGGGTGCGCCCACCAGTCGGCCCACACCTGGAGCTCACGCTCCGTCGGCTCGACTAAGGGCCACTCCGGCGCAGGCTTGCCGCGACCAGACGCCGGGATCTTCGTCCATGCCGGGTCTGTCTTGCGCGAACGACGCAGGGCGTTCGGGTCAGGGGGCGGCCCTGAATGGGCGCGTGCGCCACCCTTGGTCATGATCATCACTCCTCGACGGCATCGCGCCGCGTCGGGCTCACCCCAGCCTCGCGCCGGAGCAGAATACGTATCTCATGGAGCGGGTATCTCAAACCCTCTGAACCTGACGGACCTTCGAGACGCC